TCCGTTCTATCAAAGCCCCGGACCTTTCGTCTGCACTGCGTTTGAAACGCTCCCCGGTGTGAGGCGCTTCACGGAAAAGAAACCAGCGAGGCAGATTGTCGTTTCAGCCTTCGGCGGTCCCACACGATCGCTGTCGGTCAGGGTCGGCGCGCTGCTCGAACAGCACGTCGGCCCGCTTGCTTATGGGCGCCAGCCGCATCGGGCGGCACCAAAAGCGTTGTGGGTGCGCATCTGTTCTTTCGACTGCCGATCCATCGCCGCGTATTCGGCCTCTGTCGGCCGGCGCGGATCGTTCGTCTTGCACCAGATATCAGCGCCCGCGCTTACGCAGCCAAGGAGCATTGGAAGCGTCAAGCTGATCATCAGACATGCGATCGGTGTCCGCAGCGATCTTGTCATGGTCCTTCACCGCCTTTTCGTCGGCTCGTTTCTGTTTCTGGAGAGCATCAGCCCCACCCGTTTCCCGGCCCGTGCGATAGGCCAGGAACGCGCCTAGCCCCGCGATGGCACCCAACAGCCCGCGCGTGCCCAACACGCGCCACGCGCCAAATGCGACGGCTACAGCGGCAATGACCCATATCCAGAGGGGAATGGCGTCCAAGAGCCAGCCGATCATGACAGCCCCCGTTCCTTGATCGCGTCGACCTTGGCTTCCTGCTTCGCCTTCATGTTGCTGCGGCGCCAGATGAGGTAGCCGGCGAAGCCTGCGCCGACGAGGATGGCGACGATCATTACCCGCCAGTCGAACCCGGCGAGGCCCGGAAGGACAGGCGTCACGGTCGGGATCAACACCTCTGGCGACTTATACCAGGGCTTCTCGAGTTCATTGACCGGCACGGCGACGGGCTTTTCCTCGACCACGGGCGCGACTGCGACATCCTCGCGGAACGCCTTGTCGGTCATGCGGACCAGCGAGATATGCAGCGCGGCACGGGTCTGCGGCCCGGTCTTGCCGTCGAGCTCTCCCTTATAGTCGCCGCGGCGCTTCGCATCGACCTGGAATGACGGGATCGCATTGGTCGGATAGCCGAGCAGCGCCAGCGCGGCGCGGTCGTAATAGTCCATCCGGTCGTCCAGCCCGTTCACCCCGCCGTTGATGCGCCGGGTGATCATCTCGAGGTTGTTCTTGTCGGCATAGGTGTTGAGCGTCTTGCCGGTCGGGTTGCCGTCGTCCCAATACCAGATCGGGCCAAGGCCCTCCCACGGGTCGGTGTTCACCGCTTCCGGGTTCGCCTCGAAGTCGGGCGCCGACGCATCAAACTTGCGCGCCCATTTCGTGAAGTCGCGATAGTTCGCCCGGCCGGTGATCTGGATAGGTCCGCGGCCCTTGAACCGCTTGCCGTCGCCTGGCTTCGTGTTGCCGAGATCCTTGCGCCCTTCGTAGGCCGCGCCGGATGCGATCTCCCGATCATAGAAGAATCCGCCGCTCTCGTGGGCGAGCTGCGAGAGGAAGTGCGCGAGCCGGTGCGGCTGGTCCAGGCCGAACCGCTGGCCGTGCGCGTTCACCGCCGAGACGATCGACGCGACGTTCTCGGCCTTCGGCTTGCCCTTGGAAATCCTGCGCAGCATGTCTGCCGTCAGTTCCATGTTCGATTCCTTATGTGTTGAAGTCGGGCGAGAGCCGGTCTAGGCTCGCGCGGTATGTGGAAAGATATCGGAACTGCGGCACTCGGCATTGTAGGTGCGTTTGTGCTGGTGGCTGTGCTGCTGGTGATGCTGAAGTTGGGCCAGCCGATTCCGCCGAACTATTAGGCTTGCCGTAACGGAGAGGATGAATGGACGAACTCGCGCGAGACAGGGCTGTGTGGAAGGGCGAAGCCCTGTCCCGAAGCACGAAAGCCGTTATCCTTGGCATTGTCGCGTTTGCGGTGATCGGCGCAATTTTGGCCGGCTTCGCGCTTTAGCCTACATCAGCTTCCAGTCCGTATTCAGGACATGGGCATCGCCGGTCAGGTAGCGGAGATAAATTCCCGCGTTCGTCGTGATCAGATGCCCGACCACGTATTTCCCCGACGTTGGCATAGCCACCGAATACGTCAGCATTCCTGCCGCGTCCTGCCCGAACGTGCCGCTGGCGGGGTCCAGATCCTGAATGCGATAGGTCATCATCGGGCCGGCAAACGGAATGCGCCCAAGGCCGCGGAACTTGCTGTCCGTGGTCGTGACCGAAGACCCCGTTCCGATGTCGACATAGCCGATATTGTCGCGAAGCGTGTTGTATTGGATGGCTTCGATCGCGCCGCCCTCCAACGTCCACGGGTTCGCCGCGTTCTTGAATTTATTGCCTGCGATATATAGACCGCGCAGGAAGGACAGGTGAATGCAGGCCGGCGCTGCGCCGGTGAAACCACCCGTCCACTTGTTGCCCGCCGCGCGCTCCGGCTGGATGCGATAGGGATCGACATCGATGTCGTTGCCGACGATGGAAATCCCCTGATATTGCGTGGAACTAGCATCGCAATCGAGGCCGTGGCGGACGTTGATGATCGTGTTCCCGGCGATCGTCGTATTGCGGAACGCCATGTTGATGGTCGTGCGCGCCAGGTAGATGCCAGCCCCGAGAGGGAAGCCTTTGATGAAGTTCCCCGCAACACGCGCGCCGTTGAAGTCGCCGCGCAACTGAATGCCACCAAGAGCAAATTCGGTATCACCGATGGCAGGGTTGTCGAAACCCCACCGCGTGAACCGCTTTCCGTAGCCCATGCAGGAGTAGTAAGACCCACCCTGGTGCGTCCGGATGAGCGTGTTGTTCACGCACTGCAAGCCGGTTCCACGATAGCCTGCAACGGCGTCCGCCCCGGTCATGTCCTGGACGTGCATCGCGCCCCATGCCTGGGTTGTGGACGCCCACGGCAAGGTCGCAGGCGTGCCCGTCCCTTCGCCCGTAGGCGTTGCCGGGGTTCCGCCGCGAATGCTGAGCGCGTAGGCATCTGCCGCATCCCATGTTCCGTCCGGCGGGTCGGCGAGATCGCTTTCCTTCAGCGTATCCTCAATGAGATTGTGCGAGATCGTCACTGTGCGGAAACCGCCTTCACCACGATCCGACACGTCGGACGCCTGCGTGTAGGCGGCAATTCCGCCGGCATACATCCGGCGCAGGATGTTATGGCTGATGTCGAGCGCAGCCGGACCAAGAACAAGTAGCCCACGGCAGCTTTCGAACACGTTGCCCGTGACGCTGGCGCCAGCACGACGCGGCCCGGCGTAGTTCGGTAGGTCGTCCAAGTCGGGAAGTGCAACCACGTTGTCATCGACATGTAGACCGTAGTTGCCGAATATCTGTACGTTGTCGCAATCCTCGGCGCGGAAGCCGTCACCGGCAATCCGGTTAAGCCTCGACTTCGTGTAGATGACCTGACCGCACGAGCGGGTATTCGTCGCAAAGCCCATGATGTCGATGATTTCGACACCATCGAGCCGCACGGTCTGCGTATGCGTCGGCCATAATGCATGACAGCGGTAAGGGAGCGCGGCGCCGGTCCACGACCGGCCACCCTTTTCGATGTCGCGCCACCAGGTGCCCTGGATGACGATACCGTGCTCCAGGATGCACTTCTGGTTGATGTTGCGGCTGTTGCGCGTGTAGTCGGCCGTCTGCGCCGAGGCGATGAAGATGTTGCCCGTCTGCGCGGTCGCGGTGTAGGCCGGGTTGTCGTCAAGGATGAAGCGCGTGCGGCCGGCCGACCCCCAGTGAAGCCCCCACTCGCCGTATTGCACCAGCTTCTGCGACGCGCCGTTGGGCACGACGATACGAATGTCGCCGGAAGGCCACATGATCGGCACTTTGAGCGCTTCGGAGACGGCCTGCGCCGCAACGACAGCCGCGCGGCTGTCAGTGCCGGTGACTGCTCCGGTGCCGACTGGCGCATAGCGAAGGTCGGCAGCAGCCCACCATGCGCCATCCGCTGACATGACAGCATCGGCGGGAAGTGCCCGCAACGATACGTTGTCGATGTCGCCAGCGAAGGCCGCGTCCTTGTTGAAATTGAATGTGGTGTTGCCGGTAAGTGCAACAGCGACACCGCTCTTGTAACCGTTTGTTCCGGTCGAATTAACGGGGGTAGCGGTCGTGCCGCCAAAGAAGCTGGCCGAGACTGTGCCCCCCGTCACGTCAGACAGAGTAAAATTGACCCAATAGGCGGTTCCAGCCGCAAATGCATAAGCCTGTTGCAGATTGGACGCCGTGCCCGCCGCCGCATGGGCCTCCCCGGCCGATATCGTGTATCCTGTGCCCTTCGTCCAACTTGCATCAACTGCGAAGTCGTAGTTGACCAGCAGTTCCGGCCCGAGCCTCGGATGAGCCGCGTCGATCCTCCGCCACGGCTCGCCATTGACCTTGACCGCCTCGACGCTCCCGCCAATCGTGGCCGCAGCAAGCGCCGTCGTATCGGCATAATTGGTCAGGCTTTCAACGTCGTTGACGTCGATCGTTGCACCCATGACGACACCGATCGCGAGCGGGTTGATACCCCCCGGACCGGGCACATATTCATACCAAGCCGTGCTGCCGCCCGCGAGCGTGATCGACAGCTTGCCAGCGTGCGACGGTTCCGAGACGGCCTTCTCGTAGAGCGCTTCCCCGCCATCGCCCGCAGCGGCATAGCCAGCCGTGCGGATGAAATCGGGGGCCGTAATCGGATGGAAATTCGCAATCGCGTCGGCACGACTTGGCCGGTCGTGGCGGCGGTGATCGACATATGCCTTGGTGCTCTGCTGTGAAGGGGCAGCGGTCGCGCTATCCGTCGTGAAGGCATCCTCGTCGAGAAACCCGGCGGTCGCTGCGGCCCCGAGCCCGAGGTTGGACCGGGCGGTGGCCGCATTGGTCAGTTCGGAGAGGTTGTTCGACCCGACCATATCGCCGGTGCCGGTTCCAACGCCGAGCGTTGCTCGAACCGCCGCAGCATCAGCGTCGTCTAGAAAGGTGGCGGCAAACGCAGACACGCCACTTGTTTGCAAATAGCGGGCGTCTAGTGTTGACAGACTTATGCCGAACCCGTCTACCGTGAACGACCCCGCGACGGACAGGTCACCGGGAAACGCGAAGCTGGAGAGGCCCTCGTGCGCAATCTTGTAAGCATTTGCCCCTGAGCTCGCCCCACCGATTTTTAGAACGCCATCAGTGTCCACACCGAAATAAGTTTCGAACAAACCCGTGAGAAAGAAGCTCATCATCGCAGCGCCGTTGCTGGCATTGCGAACTCTCATCTCTCCAAGGCCGCCGGTCGCTGTGGCCATGCCGCTGCTGCCGGTCACCCCGCCGCCGAAAATCTGCTGCGCCCCAAACGTATTCGCGGTGTTGTTTTTCGGAACTGTATCCCCGCTCGTGCCGATCGTGGCGGTAGCGGCAGTGCCAAGACCAAGTGAATCGCGTGCGGTCGAACCGCTTTCCGCGACGAAGGTCGTGCCGTTCGTGACGACGAAATTGCCATCCGTCTTGTCGAGTGCGGCTACCGCTGCCGTGTGCGTGCTATAAGCCTGAACGTCAGTGCCAATGACCAGCCCGAGGTTTGTCCTCGCGGTAGCGGCATCGCTCGCACCCGTGCCACCATCGGCCACGGCAAGATCGGTGATGCCTGCAACCGACCCGCCTGTGATTGCCACAGCCGCTGCCGCCTGCGTTGCCATCGTGCCGAGGCCGAGCGTGGTGCGTTGGGCAGCGGCATCCACGTCATCCAGCAAGGCCAGCCCGGCTGCTGTCGGGTTGACAGCGGCGTATTCGTCCAGATTGGCGCTATAGGCTTGAACCGACACGCCGATGTCGGTAGGTTGGACCGCCGTGGCCGCCAGCGCGCCCTGTGCCGCCGTGGCAAAGTAGCCCACGTCTTCCGTTGCCGCAGTGCCAAGCGATGCGGAAAGCGCATAGTCGGCAAGCGTCGTCGTCAGTGCTGTCGAAGTGACATAGCTTGCCAGCGCAGCCGCGAGACCGGAGGGGACGACAACCTTGTCCGTGATGACCCCCGCCTGTGTCTCCGCATTGGTTGCAGTGGGTATTTCGAACGTATGCGTATGATAGGCAATCGCCATAGTGCGGCACCCATGAAAAAGGCCGCCTCGAAAGGCAGCGCGTTGCGATTGGGGTTGTCGGGCTGGTTTAGGGTTCCAGCACCGTGACGCGCGCATCGAGCGCGTCGATCTGGTCCTGGATGTGCTTAAGCAAGGCGTTCAGTGGGCAATGGACCCACTGGTTATTGATGAACAGGAGGACGCGCACATTCTCCGGGTCTGTGATGCCAGAAATGGCCTGCGGCGTTTTCGGGGACTGTTCCATCAGTATTTGATGATTTTTGTCACGATGATGGTAGGCTGGACGTTGGGGTGCGCGCCGCCGTCGCCCGTGCTGGCGGACGTGAAATCGTGGGTATGCGCGCCGGCCGTCGAGGTTGTCTTGGTGCTTGCCCCAGTGGCGGCGCTCATCCCAAAATTGGAACCAAACCCGTCGCCTACGGCGTTATAGGCAACCGTATGGGAGTGATTCCCGGAACTGTCCGTCGTTCCGGTATGGGTGTGCGCCGGCATCTGCGCCGTGGTCAGCGTGTGCGTCTCCGCGCCGCCCGTTGCGCCCAGCGTGTCGCCGTCCAGGCTCCCGGAAATCCCGGTCAGGCGGTTCGCGGACGTGCCGCCCATGTCGTCCTTGCCCGCGCCCACCCGGCCCCGGTAATCGGGCAGGTTGAATGTGGTCGTGCCGTCGCCCGCGCCCCATGTCGTGCCGATCGCCGTATACAGGTCCGCATAGGTCGTGCGCGAAACCGCCTGCCCGTAGCAAAGCAACCAGCCCTCCGGCGCGGCAAGCCCCCCGAATTCCGCCATGACGCCGGGAGGAACCGCCGTATTCGTCGGGTTGACAATGAGCCATGCGCCGGAACCGCCATTGAGGGCGGTCGAATACTGCACGGTATACATCCCCGTCGACTGGATCTCGCGCCCTACCAGCGCGGTGATGCCAGCGCTTGTCGCCTTGAGGATGGGCTTTGCGCCGAGCCCGTTGACGTTGAGCGTGGCTGCCGTCGTGTTCGACGCAACCGCCCGAAAGGAAAGAATGAGGCCGTTTGCAAGCGCCGTGAACGCGCTTTCCGTCGCCACCGAAATGGCATTCGCCGTGCCGGTCGCGGCTTTCGAACCGCCAATGTCGATGATGAACTCTTTCACGCGGGCCATCATCACCCGCGCGCTGTCGTTCACATTGGCGGGAGACATGCCCTCGGCCCAATCGATCGCGCCGTCCGAGTTCGCATTGTTCGACGCCGTAACGTCCCAATTGTAGATATGCGACATTGGCGTTTCCTATGCGCGGCGGCGCAGGCGCTTGCTCATCAGCAAGTCGGCGACCGTTGGTTTGTTGAGCACGTTGGCAAGCGCGTTGGCCTGTTCCGCCGAAGGCCCGCCCGGGAAATGGCTTACCGGCGCGGCGGGCATCGTTTCGAGGGAGGACAGGAACTTGGAGAGGACGCCCGGCCCCTTCTTTTCCTCCGCCGTTGCGTATCGCGCGACTTCCGGCGGGATTGGCGACGGTGCGGGTTGTGAGGGCGGAGCCATCGAGCCAAAGACGGGGCGATATTCCTCCTGCCCCTTTGGGCCGTCCGGCATGTCCGAGTGGGCGTTGGCCATGCGGGTTGGCGTGCCATCGTATGCAGCGCGCAGCCAGTCAGGAGCGTTCGCCCCTTTCCCACCGGCACCCCATACGCCGGGGTTGCCGAAACCAAGGTGCATAGCGCCCTGCCCCATATAGCCGGGACCGGCACCGAAGCCCGTCACGCCAGCCGCACGACCACGCCTGACGACTTCCTCGAAAACCGGACGGTCGGCATCGCTACCCCAATCGAGACGACGGCCGTCTTTGTAGAAGTAGACATCGGCCGCGTTGCCGTGGTCATGTCGTGTTGACCCTACGCGCGGGCCTTCGCCCTTCCCCGGCTGACCACCCGAGAAGACCTCCATCGTGACGCCGAGTTCGGGGAGAAAACTTCCCAACGCCTGTTCAAGTTGCGGGTTGAGCGGCAGTCGGCGGGTCGCGCCCTGATTAGCGTATCGAAGCCAGCTTTGTGCCATTGATGCCTCGGGATAGGGAGAAAGGGGCGTAGACAGGCCCCAGCGTTTGTGTTTACGCTTTCCGGATGGATCAGAACCGCACCGGAATTTACTACGGGATATGCTTCGTCGTTGCCTCCGCTCTGATGGCGGGATGGCATTACCTGCTTACCGGATTCGGAACAGACTTCGGGGCCGGCGTCGCGGTAGGGGCATTCGCCGCATTCGGCGTCCTCGCCCTGCTATCGCGCCGGGTCCGTGAATTACCGTGACCGCTGCGCCGTAACCGGGACGGCACCGCCGACCGAGAACGCCTGCACAAGCTGACGCGCCCGCTCCGCGCCAATGTCGCCCCTGCGCTGCGCGCGCTGGATAAGCCCGATTGCGCGGGTCAACGCCTGCGGATCGCGTGAGGTCAACAACCCGGCCAGTTCCTCGTTCATGCGTTCCTGCGCCGCCGACCGCGCCCCGCCGATGAATTTGTCACCCATCCGCATCGCGGCCGTTCCGAAATTCAAGTTGCCGGCCTGTTCGATGACGCCTGGCGAACGGGACGACCCCGCGCCGACATCCGCTTGCGCAGAAAGCCGAGCTGCCGTCTCACTGTTCCGCGTCACGATGTTGCTGGTCTCGGCAAAGGCACGCTCGCGATCGAGCAAGCCGATAAGCTTGTCAGCCTTGCCTTTCCCAAAGACCGTAACGAGCCTGTCCCGGTTCCAATCACCCTCGCCCTTGATGAATTTCTGGAGGGCTACGCGGTCGTTGGCATTGGTGCCAATGATCCTATCGATTTCGGCTCGGGTTCCTTCACGCAGGCGCAGTGGCACCGCAGACGGCCCAACCATATCGCCGGATGGGACAGCGCCTTCCGAAAACTCACGCGCAAGCTCCGGAGGGCGCGGCGCCGTGCGCCCGCTGTCCAGCACCTGCTGGCCACGCTGGAGGCCTTCCCTCTGCTGTGCCAGTTCCTGAAAACGAGCATCGACCTTCTTGATGCCGGGGACGGAGGCGGACAGCCGATTGTCTACCTGCTTGCGGGTTGTCGCGAGAAGATTGAGTGCCTTCGGGTTGGTCTCCGTCGCCATGAGACCATCGATCGCCTGCCGCGTCTGGAAAAGCGTATACGGGTTGGGGTCTAGTTCGTCGGTCCCGATGATGTTCAGCATCTTCCGAACTTCGCGGGCGGCTTTCTGCGCCGGACCGCGCAAATTGACGGCAGCGCTGTCCAGTTCGTTGGCGATGGGCGAAGTGTCCACTCGACGCGCTTTCGCGAAGACTTTCCCATATTCCTCGCCAACCGCCGCCATATTCTCGGCAATCTGCGCTTCAATGCGAGGCAGAGACGGGGCGGGGCCTATGGTAGCGTCGACCGTCTGGTTGATGCGACTGTTGGCCGCCGCATCGCGAGCGCCAATAGCAGACCGCACTATCTCCTGAGAACGTCCGGGTGTAGCGGCGAGCGCACCCGCCTGCCGCTGGAGGTTCGGCCCGAGATCCATCGGCATGGCATCCGGCCCCATCGCGCCCATGCGCGCGGCAACGTCATCCACCGCATCGCGCCCCAGCGCCTGCCCGAAAGCCCGCTGCGCCTTGCTGACGCCCGGCCCGAGCCATTCCCCCGCAGCGCGGACACCCTTGCCGACCAACGCGCCGATGGAAGGACCGGCGAGGCCAAACGCGCCGCCCCACAATGTCCCGTCCTTCACGGCTTCCAGATCGCCGCCACTGCGCACCGCAGCGTCCGCGCCGCCTATCGCTGCCCCGGAAAGTGCGCTTGCCCCGGAGCGGACCAGCAGTCCGCCCGTGCCGGCACCGAATGCACCGGGCGCGGCAAGAACCATCGGAAGCGTCCCGCCGATCGCCCCGCCTACCTTGCCGATCGTGCTGGTGACGGGATATTCTTCCTGCGAACGGTCGGCCATATCCCCCATGCGCTGCCGCACGTCCGCATATGGCTCACCAGTCATCGTGGAGAGCGCGCCCGCCGCCGCCGATTCCACACCGCTGCGGAGATATGGGCCGGCAATCGGCACGCCTTCAACCGCGCTGGACAACCCCGCCATCACTTGCGAGGCAGGCGCGCGGGGCGACGGTGGCTCGCTTGCCTCCTCCGAGGGCGGGGTGCGCTTGCCGGACGCAATGATGGCTTCCGCCGTCTCGCGCGGGTAGCGCTGCGCGATCAAGCCCTGGATACGTTCCCGGCTGAAATCGTCCGGGAACGAGACGACCTGCCCGTCCGGCATACGGATATTCGGCATCTATTCGGCCCCAAGCCAATCGCGATAGTCCATTACGCCGCCCGGCGTGCCGCCCGGTTGCGTGGGCGCGCCTTCCGGTGCGTTCCCCAATGCCCGCTCACGCTGTAGCAGCGCGGCCGGCGGCATCCCCGCTTCGATCGCCGCCAATGCACGGGCGCGAGCCGCCTTTTTCTGCGCCAGAACGCCAGCCGAATCGCCGGGCTGAGGAAGGTAGACACTGCCATATTCGCGTGTCTCTCCCTCCGTGATGGCCGCTCCGGTATCCTTGCGGAGGATTGCCTGGAGAAATTCCTTACCGGCCTGCTCCGCCTTCTGATACTGTTCCGACTTCATGTAATTGCCGACCAGCGGCGCACGGCCGGCGAGGTTTTCGCCGAAACTGGACAGCGCATCGCCATACTGGTCGATGAGCGGCAGTGCGCCTTTCGCACGGGTCGCAAATACCGCATCCTTGCTCTGCGCTTCGGTCAACGGCTTGACGTTCTGGCCCTGCTGGAACGTGACCGCGCCCGTCGTCGGGTCGACTTGCAGTGAAGTGCCCGAAGGTGCCTTCACACCGCCGATCTCTTCCCATGAATTGCTTCCGGGGTTCCACTGCACCTTCTTTTCCATGCCCGTCGCCGGGTCATAGATTGTTTGCACCGTGGGCGCATCGGAGGACGGGAATGCCGCGATTTCCTCGCCCGTCTGCGCGTCGACAAGCCGGCCGTTGATCGTTACCGTCTCACGCTTCGGCTTCAACCGATCCTGAATATCAAGTTGCAGCTTGGCGATCTCCAACGCGGCCTTCGGGTCGGCCCCCTTTGTGCGGTCGAGCAGGTAGTTCTGCAACGCGCCCTTGTTGCCCGCCATAAGCGTCGCCGTGCCCTCGTCCATGCCCTGCGTCTGGAGCCACTGGATCGTCTGGTTACGCCCCGCACCGCCGGGGTTGATCAAACCACCGATCATTCCGCCCAGGCCACCCAAGATGCCGCCGCCGGAAGACCGGTGAGGCGTAGCCGCCCCGAGAGTGTTGCTCCGAGCTTTCGCCGCTTCAACCGCTTCGGGAATCGAGCCAAATGCGGAGAACTGCTGTCCACTCCTCAAAGCCTCACCCACCGCTTCATCTTCAGATGAGGTGCGCCGCCCGCCCCAGATTGATGGAATGTTTGTCGGCCTCCCACCGTTGAGCCGGGGGTCTGTAACGGTGATCGACTCTTCGGTCGAGTATGACCCGTCCCCGTTGTCCAGCATGGGGCGCCCGTTCATGGGGTGCGTCGGCGGTGCGGACATGTTCGAAAGCGCGTTGCGGAACGCCAGCATCGCCGGCCCGGCCGCGCCGGGGCCTTCCATCATGTCGGGCGGATAGGCGCCGAGCCGGTTCGGGACCGGTGCACCGCCCCCGGACAGAAGGCGCTGGAGAAACTCTTGGAGCATCACTTACCCCCGAAAAGGCTAGGCTGTTTCCAGTTGGTCGGCTGGAGCGGGTTCGACAAGCCGCCACCGCCCATCCAGTTCGTCGGCACGCCGCCTCCGCCCCCAATGCCCTGTCCCGGCGAGGATACCTCACCCGGCATCGAGGCAATGCCTCCGCCTACGCTGCCACCGCCGCCGCTTGCGCCGGGGTTGCCCAATGCGGGCAGGGTATCGAGCGCGGACGCGATTGCCGCCATCCAGTTCGTCTGCGTCTCCTGCCCGGACGGGGCGGACGGCGAAGATTGTTGCGCGCCGGGCATGAAAGCGGGAGATGGCGGCGCAGTCGGGGCCGGGGCCCGGGGCGAATACAGGCGCGGGTTCCCGGCCTGCTGGGCAGTCGGCTGTGGTGCCGGGGTGTTCATCATCCCCATAGCCATCGGCGTTGGGCTGTCCGTCGTGCCGCCGCCGATATACACGTCTGGCTTCGGCATCGCCCAACCCTTCAGGCCCGACATATCGCCACTGCCGACCGGCAGATTGCGATACTGCGGTGGCGGCTGCATCGACTGCTGCGCCTGCATCCAGTTCGTCGGTTGCGGAGGGGCCATCGAGCCGAACATCGCGACATTTGGCTGCGTGATCGGCGCGACGGTGTTCTGCCCCGGCATCGCATTGGGCCGGAAAAGGTCAAGGAAGGACATCTAGGAAACCCTCTCCATAGCAAACCCGAGCTTTGCGTAATCGACGGCGTAGAAGCCATCATCTTCGATGATCAGCGCATCCGAGCCGAGCGGCAATTCCTGCGCCATGATACCGCGCCAGCGGTCCGGTTCGCCCGTGTAGGCGAACTCGTAGACGCCCAGCCCGTTGCAGGTGCCGACGCGGCGGATGTCCTCCTTCAACCGGATGTCCGACTTGCCGCTGAAAATCGAACCGAGCGCGCCCGCGATATTGACCGGCGTGCGTTGCGTCGAGTTCTGCGTGCCGTAATTGCCGGCCGATCCCGCTGCCGCCCCCTGGAGCATCGCGAGGCGGTTCCAGTCCTCGTTATCGACCGCGTACCACTTCTGCACTTCATCTAGCAGTTTCGCCTGCGACTGGGTGTCGAGCACCTGGCCCGCCTGCAACGTCGCCCCCGCTCCCGAAAGTCGGTTCTGGAAATTCTGCTGCACGCGGTCCAGCCCGAGGTTGCGCTGCTGGTCCAGCATCCCCGTCGCCGTGATCTGGTTCTGCGTGTCGCGGTTGAACTGGTCCGAAAGCGCGGCGCTGCGGATGTTGCCGAGCTTGTTGGCAAGCACGCCCGTATTCGCCCCGCTCCCGTAGCGCCCGGCCCCGGAAAAGGCGCTTTGCACCTGTGCCGAGGTGTCGTCCAGTTGCCCTTGCAAGGCCGTGTTGAAATAGGGGTTTCCGTTGCGGAGATAGTCACCCGACGCCATGCCGGCGAGGTTCGCCGCCGCCGCCGAACCGCCAACCGGGTTGTCACCCGCCGTGTTCCAGTTCGCACCCGCCTGCGCCAACTGGTTCACGCCCGCCATCGTCGTGTCGGACAGGTCCGCAACGGTGGACCCCATGTAGGTGTTGCCGCCCGCGCCGCTGTTGTAGAGGCCCATCGCATCCGTGGCCGACCGCTCGAAAAGCGGTTGCGCCCATGCCGGGGGCTTGTTCTCCGTGGTCGTTTTGGATGTCTTGCTCATCAATCGGCCCCTACAGGCTTACGGAAAATGACCGCGTGTTCGCGGTATCCCTGCTTCGCAAGCGCGCGCGCCCACCCGCGCCGGCCTTCCGCCGCCGTGAACTGCGCGCCCTGTTCCTTCGCCCACGCTTCGATGACCGCGCACATCTGCGGAACGCAATCGATCCCGGCTTCCCCCGCATGTGTCGTCAACGTCACCACCTTGACGCCCGTGGCGTCGATCGTCCGCACGTTCGTCAGGCAGAACGACACGAAGCGATCCCCCTCAAGGATCAGCCACAACTGGCGCAGCCCCGTCACGATGTCCTGCCCGAGCGACTGGACCGTCACATCCTCCGGGAACCGTTCAGCCAGCAACCGCATGGCCGCCGTGATGTCGCGCGTGTAGGGCGCGAGCTGTTCCCAGGACCATTCCTGCGTGTTGACGACGCTATATGTCACCGCAGCCCCGATGGGATTGTCTTCACGTCGACCCCCTGGAAATGCGTCCACGTCGCATCCTCTTCGATCGTCACGCGGAACCGGTGGAACCGCCCTCGGCTGCGCTTGCGCACAAGTCCGGTATTGAATGAAGGCGCCTGCTCGCCCGTCCATGTGACAGCATCGCTCCGCCGCAGGCGCGAACCCACCGCGCAGGTGAGCAGGTCCGTATCGACAACCGGATATTGTTCCGTGATCGTCGTTACCTGCCCCGCAGTGTCGCCCATTTCCTGCGTTGAAACGATTGCCTCCGCATTACCGCCGGAGAAGAAGCAAAGGCGATATGCGCTGTCGAAAGCCGCCAGCACGGGCGCCCCACCCTGCCATACCTTGCTGTCAAGCGAGAACGGGAGCGCGTCGATACTCGCCGAGATATCCGCCAGCCCCTCAAGCGTTTGACCCGGCGTCGTTGCGGGGATGTGCAGCACCATGCCCACCGCCGCCTTTGTCCAGCGCTGGATATTCCAGTCGTAGATGTAGAGCGTGTCGTAATTACCCAAGCCGGACTCATCGACCGCGAAATAGACGCGCGAATAGAACGGGTCGATAATGCCCCGGATGCGGCCTATGTCCGGGGCGCGCAAGCCCTGAAAGACCGTGCGGTCCAGCTTCTCATAGCCGATAGGCGACAACGCACCGTCCGGCCCGATCTGGAAAAACCCGCCTTCGTCCGCATAAAAGGCGTAGGAGCCGCGCGATGCGACCGAAAGCGCCGACTTGGCGCCCCGCGCCTCATGCACCTTCTGAAAGGTGAACACCTCGACCGAACCCGGCACGAAGGTTGCCCGCCGGATCGCCCGTTCCTGAAACACGAGCGGGTTCGTCGCGTCCGTCGTCCCCTGCACCCGCCCGCCGTCCGGGAACTGCTGGTAATCGCAGTTGTTCGTCCCCGGCGTCCATTGCTCGATGTCGTTCAGGCCGGACCAATGCACGCGGTCCGGGTTGGCCGTCAGGTCGGTCAGGACGAGGAAATCGCCCCACACCCGCACGCCGTGCGCGCGCGGCGGAGACCCAGCAAGGTCAGCAAACGCCGTGCTTGATGTGAGGTCGAACACCTGCGGGTCGTCATTCGCATTGACCGCCACGACATACGGGCCGAACTGCGCAAAGGACCAGACCGCCTCATCTGTCGCCGCATATGTCGTCGCCGCCTGCGAAACATCGTCCCATGACTGGTCCGTGTTATCGAGGAGCCAGAGCTTTTCGGCCGACCCGGCGAAAATATGGATGTCGCCGTTGAGTTCGCGCGCCATGAAGGCTGCGAGAGGCTTGGCCGGCAGCGCATTCGTATATGCCACCATCTTGGGGAAGGGCATGTAGGAGCCGTCCGCGCAAAGCACGTTCAACAGGTCCGCCGTCGCGTCCCGGTTCACGCTCGCGACATCCGGCCGATATTCGGCGATCGGGACCATAACCATCAGAAACAGGTCGCCTTGATGACGCCCGTGCGGTGACGGTCGGAGGTTTCGGCCATCAGCGCGGCGTGCTGCTCGTTATAGTCGTTCAGCGCCTCCGCCGCGAAATTCGCGTCCTTGATGATGTCCTTATAGAGGAGATATTTCGCCCGCGCCTTGATGAGGTCGAAGGCTTCCGTCGTCCATGCGTTGCTGTCCGCCGAATCCTCGATCGGCGCCAGGCGATAGGGGCCGAGTTGCATGCGGATCGTGTAAACCGCGTTCGGGACCGGGTAGAGCCGGAGTTCCTGGTTGATATAGGTGTAGAGGACGGGCTTGTTTTGGGAAGAAAGCGTGTCGTCAATCACCTCCAGATAGTCCGGCGTCGCCCGGATGAGTTCGAGGTTCTGCCCGTTTTCCTCGATATAGGCGTGCTGGATGCGGATCAGCGTCGCAATGTGCGGTTCATCCGCTGCCCCATAGAACGCCTGTCCCGCGACGGTCGAAAACGTCACGTCGCGCGTCTCGTTGAAATAATAGGTGTTGCGCTCGCAAAAGCGGATCGCGCCGTAAATCGCGGTCTGGATCTGCCCCTGATATTCGCCCGTCGTATCGTCAATCTCATCCGCGATCTGCGTCAGGAGATTGGAAAACGAGGGCGTCGTGATGGGGTAAAGCGGGCCGCCTGCTTCGCTAGGCCCGGTCGTCGTGACGAGGATGACCATCAGGCGGTTCCCGGCATATGCCGCGCGGCCCAAGCGTCCACGGCGGTAAGGTTGTCACTCGGAAAACGCTCGTATACCCAGCCCTTTGACGTGCGGATGCGCAGGAGCGCCACCCGGCCATCGTCACTCAGGACCGTTGCAAGCGTGAACCCGTGGGATGCAAGGCGTTCAAGCAAGGCCGCACTCCCCGAAAAGGTGGAAGGGGCGAGGTTTCCCCCGCCCCGCCCGGTTATGCGTCGCGGTCGGCGATGATGTATTCGACGTAGACGTAGCCAGCGCCGGCGGAGGTTGTGGCCCCTGCCGAAAGCGTGGCAACGAAGTCGATATCCGCCGCCTGATACGCGGTAGTGGCAGTCGCCATGTCTTCAGCCTTGATGACGCCGACCGTGGTCAGCACGCCATCAGACATGAAGTCATCGAGATTGCCGGTGACGCCCAGGTCGAGGGTCTGGGGAGTGACGCCGGCAAACGCTTCGGTAACGACAACGCCTGCATCGATGACCAGCGCGCCGGCCGGCAACTTGCAGACCGTGTAGCTGAGCGTCGTGTAGACGATGGGCACGGCCGCGTAATGCACGAGGTCGTGGTGATACTTGCGAGCAACGGTCGCAACGGTTCCAGTAGCCATTTTCGCTTCTCCTTACGATGCGGCCGGAGCGGCATAGGAAGCGAGGACGATCGTTCCGTAATCCACGGAGTTGTAGACCGTCTTCTTCATGCCACCGATGAAGGAGGTGCGAACGCCAAGCTCACGCTCATAGTCGAAGAGTTCCTCGACCCACTTGAACTTGTTCTTGCCGCCGCCCTTGCCGAACGCCAGGCCGAGGGACTGCGCACCGCAGAAGATCGCACGGCGCGTATTGTCAACCGCAGTGCCGGCGGTCGAGTGGACACCCTTGGGAACGCGGGTGTTCTCTACGATCAGCGTGCGGTTATAGATGCCGATGGCGCCGGTGTAGAGGCCGTTCTTGTCGCCCTCGCCGCCTGAAAGGCGCTTGCCTTGCAGGTCGAACCAGTTGCCAGCGGTCGCGGTGTCGGCGCGCATCGAGAGCGTCTGATCCGGATGGATGAAGCAGACGTAATCGACATCCTTGCCGAGGCCCTTGATCGGACGGAGCATCGGGCTTGTCGTCTTTGCCCGGTTCACCGCCTTGTCGATCATCGACAGGGTGAAGTTCTCGGTCGTCGCGGCAAGCGCCTGGTCTGTCGTCTTCGCATTCGCACGGAAAATGCGGGTCGAAGACGGGGCGATTGCCGAGTTGAAGCCGAGGTATTTGGTGGAGATGCCGGATGCCGTATTGCCGGCGAGCTGGTTGAAGAACCACGTATCGATGCGGTCCGCGCTCCAGTCCTTGAGCGAGTCGTAGCACTCCTCGCGCATGTTGTAGGGAACGCGCTGGCGGTCGATGGTGCCTTCGGCGCGAACGCGATGGGCATGGCCGAGTTCGTTGATGAGCAGCACGTCGGAATACCGGGTGATGCCTTCCTCGTTGCCTTCCTGCGTTTCGTTTTCCGTGGTGCCTTCGCCGGTGGCGAGCATACGGATGCCCCATTTGATGCTGTCGCCAGCACCCTTCTGGGTTTCGGTCATGATCTGGCAGAGAGAGCCTGCGCCCGTCCCCATGAACTCGTAGGCGGTCGTTTCCTTGAGCGCCTCGACATCCATACGGTTGGACCACAGCTTTACGGCCAGACTGTCGTTTACGCCAATTGTGTGCGTAGCCATCAGTCAGATTCCTTCTGAGTGGTTTGGATGAGATTTTGGTGAGGTGCCGCAAGACGCCTGCGGACATGGCGAACTACCGTTTGACGTATCGGAGGGACGAGCTGGCAATTACGCTTGCCGCTGAAAGCGAGGAAGGCTTGACCGGCCCTCAGCGGTTCAATGACGGGCTTTAGCCGCCCGCCAATTTCTTGAAGCCACGCTCGCCGTTCTTCGCGAGCCAGGCCCCGAACTGTTCCGGCGACATGTTGGCGATCGCCGCCGCATCCATGCCCGCCGCCGGCCGCGCGCCGCCCGTGGCGCTCAACGAGGTAGCCCCCGCAACCGACTTTTCCAGCCGGTCCAGAGCATCCGCCGGGTCCGCCGCCGCCGCTTTCGGCGTATAGCCGTAACCCTGCGCCAGTTCGTAGATCACTTGCGCCGAGGAAAGCCCCCGCTGCTTCGCGCCGATCACGATCTGCTTCAATTCCTGTTCGATCTGCATGTTGCGCGCCCGCGCATCCGCAAACCGCTCATCCACCTTGCCCAACGCCTTGAGCTGTGCATCGCGGAAGTCCGAAAGCCACTTGGCCGCGTTCGGGAAATCCGCATTATCCGCGACGTATGTTGCCGCATCCTGCTCCCAGGCGTTCCAGACCTGCTGCTCGACCCGCTGCATCTCCTGATGCTGGGCCGCTTCCTGCTCTTGCCGCGCCCGCGCCTCGCGTTCGGCCTTCAACTGACGGCCGAGCCATTGCTGGTGCGCGAAAATGTCGACGTTCGGGTCCGGTTCGGGGTCCGCGTCCTTCTTTTCCTCCGCCGGCTGCTGTTGCCGCAGCAACGTGTTCCAGCGGTCCTCCCAGATCGCGTTGCGCGTCCGTTGTTCTTCCAACTGCGCCTTGAGCGCCTTTGTTTCCTCGCGCGTTTTCGTCAGCGCGGCGAGCGGGACCGTCTTTGCCGCCTTCGGTTCCTCCGGCGCGGCGTCATCGACATCCGCCTCTATCTCTTCGTCCGGCTCTACCGCTTCCGGTTCCGGTTCGGCGGCCGGCGCGCCCTCCCCCTTGGTGTCGAAATATGCCTGTTCCTCAGCCGAGAGGCTGCTTTCATCGGGAAGTGTCATCTTGTCCTCGTTGCACGGCGTAACGCTGCCGTAGCGGGGCCGCAATGCGCTTGCGGCGGCGAACACCGGATTCGGCCCGGCGAACCGTCACTGCCGCACGGGCTGCGGCTGCTGTGCCTTCTGTAGGTCGGCAATCGTCCCCAACTCATCCGCACGGATGCGCTGGCGTTCCGTCTGCTGTTCCATGACGCCCAACGCGCCTTCGGTCTGCAATTTAGCCATCTCGAAAGCGGTCTTTTCCCGCTCTGCCTGGATTTTCGCCATTTCGAGTTGGATCTTCTCGCCTTCGAGCGCGAGCTTCTGCTGTTCCAGCATCGCCATCGCCTGTTGAGCCGGGTCCGGGCCGGGCGCCTGTGCGCCTTCAACGATCTGCTTCAACTCATCCACAAGCGAGGTAGGCAGCGGCGAATGCTTCGCCAGCGCGAGGCCGGCGGCCGGGGGCAGCGAATCCTTGAACATCGGGAGCATCTGCATGAGCAGGCCCCAAGTCCGCTCCTTTTCATTCGGCGACGAGGGCGCGTCGTCAATGATGATGTCATATTCGACATCCGCGATGCCCTCGCGCATGAGCTTGGCGTATTGCCCCTGCTTTTCGCCCAGGATGCGCACCAGTCGCCCATCGGCAAGGTGGTCCTGGATCAGCCGGAGCATCCCCCGGCCCTGTATCTTGCGATACCGGCGCAGCGCATCGAAGAACGTCGCGAGGATCGCCACGCCCTGCTGCTTGCGCTGATGCTCCAACACGCCCGGTTGGTTGACCTCGCGCAGCCCCAGCATTTCCATGTTGATGCCGGTCGCCTTGATGATCGCCTCGTCGGCATAGTTCATCAGACGGTCGAACCCGGCCGGGAATTGCGCAACCGGCTTCGGCGCGATCATCGGCCCGGCGGCACCGGACAGCGCACCGCTTTTGAGGATAGTGATCCCCTCCGGCTTTGCCCAATTCTCCTCAGCCGCCCGGACATCCTCAAATGCACCCTTTTCAGCCATGATGCCGCCCTTGGCTTGGCTGTTGAGGATGTGCATCATTTGGCTAAGCCATTTGTTGGCCCAGCGCTGCGGGTCTTTCGCGCGGCGGACGATGCCGTAGAACGTCCCCCTGTCGTGGTCGGGCAGGCCCGTAATCACGTTCCACGTGAAACCGCCAGTCTGCGTCGGTTCCGGCTTCTTGATGATGTCTGCGCCGATGAAGCACTGCATCACGCGCTTGCGGGTGAGCTTCACCGCGCGCAGAAGCGAACCCTGTTCCTTCGCGATACGGTGCTTTTTCTCGTCCAGCTCAACCTCGATCGGCTGCGGCATGACCGGCTGTGCCATGACAAGCCCGCCCGGCGGCATGGGCGGCAGGATCAGTGCCTTGTAATAGGCTTCCTTCTCCTCATACTGGCACGCAACTATCGTCACTTCCTTCGACGGCTGCTTGGGTTCCTCGCCATCCCCTGCATAATACTCCGCCCGGTTGTTCCGGTTCGGCTCGGTGTCCTCTTCGGTCTCTTCCGCCCACGCGGCGTTGAACAAATCCTCGTCAACGTCCGGGAACATCTCCTTGGCGTCTTCAATCGCCATCTTGCGCACGCGCCAGCGGCGGCAGGTGTCGACCAGATTAGCCTTCGTGGCGTGGCGGTCCCATACCATCTCCAGCGGGTCTATACGCTCGATCTTCGGCTCGCCCGCCGGGTTGTCCGCATAGTCAAGCCGCGTCTCGGTCCAGCCCATGCCGGCCGTGACGCAATCCTTGAATGCTTCCGATTCTTCGTCCTCCGCATCGCAAAGGTCGCGGAACCACTCCGCCGCACTCGTCAGCAACTCATTCGGGCGGCTGTCGCCCACATCGCGCGGAATATAGCGGACCTCGCGCCGGTTGCCGATCTCCGTGCCAACAACAGCATCGACCAGCACGCCCGTCCGGTTGAACACGACGACGGGACGCATCTGGGCCTGGAGATATTGCTTCTCCTCGTCCGTGTATTGGTCGCCGTCGCGGAACTTGAAGTCCTCCGCCGCTTCCTTGCGCCAGGTGTTGGCCTTCACCACGTCGGCCTTATACCAAGCCTTGTAGCGGTCGAGTTCGCCGGCCTTCCCGTCGTCCTTGTCGTCGTTCATCGGCGGCATTCCTTATGCGGCCATCCAGCCGAGGTTGCGGGGCGCATCGCGCTTGCCGTAGCGGTCGCGGTTCACCGTCTCCTGCTCCTCGAAACAGATGCACATGAGACCGAACGAATCCGCAGCGTGCGATGACCAGTCATGTTCCGGCCCCAAGCCGATGCCGCGCACTTCGTCCCGCTTTTCGTGATACCAGCCGAGCGCATCGCGCCCCGCTTCCGTCGTCGCCGCGTTGAACCAGATCGACCCGAATAGCCGCCGGGCGGCTTCAACGCGCATCGCCGCCGCGCCGCGCCCCTGGTTGGGAACGATCGTCACATCGTAACCCACATGTCGGAAGGCGCCCTCGTAGGAAGCATCATGCACGCGGTCCTGCGTCACCCCGTCATGTGGGAGCCAGATACCGCACTTCTCCGGCGTGTAGCCCTTGTTGCGCAGCCATGACATATGAGCCGCCGCCGGTTGCCCCTGCGCCTCGTAATAGTCGAGAACGCGGATTTCCTTGCCGATGAACTGCGCAATCCAGATCGTGAACGCATCCGCCCGAGCGCCCGTGCCGCCGATGTCGACAAAAGCCCGGTGGGACATGAGCGGGTCCGCTGCTACACGGCTGATGCGGCCTTCCGTCTTTGCCGCCGCAAGTGCGCGCGCGAAATAGGCGCCCTCAACCGCCGTGACGAACTCGCCTTCCCATATGTGGGCATACTGGTCCGGTCGGTCGCGCAGGTCGTCCTGCCGCTTGCGCTCCAGAATGGCAGGGAAGCGCGGGTTGTCCCGCCAGTTCAATTCAACGATGCGGGAGCGGTCGCTTGTCGACCCCCTGAACCGCTTGTGCGTCGCGCTGTTCTTGCGCTCCGGGTTCCATGTGACCCACAGCTCAGAGTCTTCCTCGCGAAGCGTCGGGATCAGCTTCGTCCATGCTTCGTCGGTGACGGGTTCCGCCTCGTCCACCCAGCACAGCAGCACTCGCGCTTTTGACTTCACGCTGTCGATGTTGCGGTCGAGGCCGACGAAGGAATAATAGATGCGTCCGCTACGTGTGCGGATGTATTTCTCCCCGACATCAAACTCCGCCGCGAGCCAAGGCGTCTCCGCGATCGCGAGCTTGATTTCCTCCAGCGAGGAATCCGCGAGCGAGTTCATGAACTGCCGGCAACACAAGATCTGTCCTGACCGCCCCGCCGCGTCCCACATGAGGGCGCGAACCGCAGTCATCTTGGCGAATGAGCGCGTCTTGCCCGAACCGCGCCCGCCGAATGCACCCCTTATATCCGCCTCGCCTTCGAATACCGGGATGAGCTTGGGAGGAAGCTCAATCTGAGCCGTTGTCATTCGGCTTCAATGCGACCAGTTCGATGCGCTGGATTGCGACGCGCAACGGGTCTGCTTCATCATCGCCCACGACTGCCTGCGGCACCTTGCCGTCGAGACGATCCGCGATTTCCTTAATGGCAGGGACTTCCCCCAACTCCAGCAACTTGCGGGCGTTCCAACGCAGTGAGCCTGGCTTTGCCTCACATGGGTCGCCGCGCTCCGCAGCGAGCGATTCCATGAGCAACGCTTCCTTGAAAGGCTTGTGCTTTGCACGCCCTCCGGGGTTGCCGCTCTGTCCGGGTTCAAAAGGCATTGAGTTCAACCGCTAACCATTTGGTTTAATTTTACGCAGCACAGCGTGAGGCTTGCCCGCGCGCATGTCCCCTTGAGCTTAGGCATCTCTGAGGATTGATGGGACTGGGCGGGCAAAGGATGGGGCGGCTAGTCGCCGTCCTGATACGTGAGCATCCGATACTTGACGCGCTCGACTGCCCCGACGAGGGTTGCGATATTCTCCCCGCCCTCGAACGCAGTGTGCGTGCAGCCGGACGGGTCTACCGCTGCTATGGCAATGCCGCTAAAGCCTTCTGCCTTCGCGGCCTTGGTCATGTTCCTGAGCGTTTCAATGACTCCGGAAGATGCCTTGCGCTTGAGCGTGACGAGAGAGACGACCTTGGACATGCGGCTCCAGTCGTGTGCTTGCAGATTGGGGAAGTCGGGGCAATAAACCGCTGACGCGCGCCGCACGTGGGCGCTGGGTTTGGCTTGGCGTGTATTCCCATCCTGAGATGGTCCGCCCGGTGGTTACCAAATCATCCGCACTCAGAATTAACCGAACGTGAGTTAATCCGCAAGAGGTATTTCAAGCGTATGGCTCCAGCCTGTGCAGGAGCGCGCGACACGCAAGAGCCGTCCTGAGATCGGCGCCCTGCTTCTTTAACAGCACAACGGAATTAGCCGCAATGCCGAGCATCCTGCCACACTCTGCATCGGAACGGGCAAGGCCCGCTGATTTCATTTCGGCGAGCCAGTTGGCAAAAGACGCAGCGGTCATGCCGCCGCCTCCTTGGTTTCGTTCAGCCACACGTCAAACTCCTGTATGGAATAGCTGCAACCGTTCGGATGCTTTGGTGCGCGGATGCCGCCCGAACCAACGGGGCGCGTGTAGGCTTGAAAGGTTTCAACCGAAACGCCCTGCTGCTTGGCGAGGCGGGCATCGTGCTTTAAAGTGCGCTGGCGATGAATTTCAGCGCGCTCGGCTACTGTCAGAGTGACGCCCGTGCCTTCGCACTTGAAGCATGTGCCGTTCTCAATCGCGCCAAACTTCTCGATGTAGCCAGCGCCGCCGCACTTGTTGCACTTGGTTGCCATGTCCGTAACCCCCTTGTTGATGACCTCACTATACACGATGCTTTTATGGTGTCAACAGGAAATTGCAATAAAATGTATGCCAGCTAGCGATTTTATCAATCTGGCATGTATCACGCCGCTGCTAGCTTGTCCGTCTTCACCCGGATCTTCACTTCGCCACCGAACAGGCGCACGATACCGTCCACGTCGCCCGTGTCGAGAAGCTTCTTGATGCGCATGGTCTGGCCTTCGAACGGGCCTTCCGTG